GTTTAAGAGCCGATACCACATCATCACCTGCTATTAATATTCAAGGTAAGATAGGTGGTCACGCGGCTGGTAGTGCAATTGCTGACACAACAAAACTTGTATGTGTTACTAACTATGGTACAAACCCAACAGTAATAATGGGGAGTGGTAATTTGGGGCTCGGTGATACAACTCCCGATGCTAAATTATCGATTGTAGGAGACGTAAGCGCTACAGGTGGTCTTAGTGCAGCTGCGGTAGCTGGTTGTAGTTATTTTGGCGGGAATGTTGGTATTGGTACAAATAGACCAAAAGAACAACTCACTGTAGCTGGTACTGTAAGTGCTCATGGTGGTCTTAGTGCCACAGGTGGATTTATATACCTTCAGGATAATGTTGGTATTAATGCAGCACTAGGTGAAGATGGAGCCGGGCTTGCTCCTCTGGTAGTAAGAACCTCAACTAATGCTACAGAGGCTGTGAGGATAGGAAATGCATGCGGTGGTAGTGGTAGTACTAAGGGTAAAACACTTATAGGTCTTCATGGTTGGGACTCCGGAACTTATCCGATGACTTATATAGGTGCTGAAGAAAAAGATGCTGCTGATTATTGTGGTGATTTGTTCTTTAGCACGAGAGGCGCTTATTCAGATTCAGCTCCGACAGAAAGAATGCGGATTAAATCTGACGGTAAGGTTGGTATAGGTACAGATGCACCACTAGAAAAACTTACTGTCTCTGGTAATATAAGCGCTCTTGGTACGCTCAGCGCAGGTGTTGTTGGGGCCCCTGGTAGTGAATGGAGTTACTTAGGGTCCAAAGTCGGTATTTCTAATGATTCAAATCATTTCGTACTTCCTTCTGCGGGTGATAATGAAGCCGGGTTACATATAAAAAGTAAGGGAGATGTATCGCTAACATTAGAAGCAGACTCAGATAACAGTGGTGAGAGTGATAATCCAAAAATTTGCCTCATACAGGATGGAAGCGCTGTTCAGGGTAGTATATTCTTGGCTGGTAATGCATCGACTAGTTATAGAATACCTGCGAACTCATTTGTAATGGGTTCCACCAATGATTACCCGGTAGTTATTCGTCAAAACAATTACGGGGCAATTATTATAGGCGATAATAATTGTGTGGGTATTAGGACATGTGATACTACTAGGGCAACATTTTCTGTTGCTGGTACTATAAGCTCTAGAAACCTTATTCAAACTGCACAGACTAATTACACCACTATAACAGATGCAGCAGAAATGACATGGGACGCATGTAATGGGCATGCCGCTACCGTAACATTAGGCGGTAATAGGTGTCTACATAACCCATCTAATTTGGCACAAGGGTCTTATATCCTTAAAGTAGTACAAGATGGTACCGGGTCAAGAACTTTGTCAACAGGATATGCGTATCATTGGCCTGGCGGGGTTGCACCTACATTAACAACTGGTGCTAATGCGGTTGATATATTAACTTTCTGGAGCGATGGTACAAATTTATTTGGCGGGGTGCAGTATAACTTCTCACTACCTAGCTAATGTTTTTATCTCCAACAAATATGACCACGGGGATGAGTGTCACATCTGCAAATAAAACTCCAGGTGCAGCCGGGTTTTTACTTGATCAATTTCCTGGAGCTGATGTAGCCTTCTCTCTACGTAGATTACGCACAGGATATGGAGGGCCCATACTTAGACTGCGTCGAGCAGTAGATGCTGAAGAAGCAGATGTACATTTTGATGCTAGGATGGGGTTCTCCTTAGACTCGCCGGTTGATAACTTTTCTAGCGGGTCTAATGCAACCAACCTAGGTGAATTTGTCGATGGAGCTGGTTATGCTAATCCAGATGGAATCTCAACTCCAAGTAATGGGTATATGAGGACCTGGTATGATCAAAGTGGTAATGGTCGTAATGCCGAACAATCTTCAACTTCTTATCAACCTCGACCAATATATCTCGGAGCTTTAAGTTATGGATATACAGCGGATAAAGAAAAAGGCGCTCCGGCTATGTATCTATCTACAGACCCAATGGATGTTGCTCAATGGGGCACAATAGCCCATCCAAACAGCATTTCAGTTGTAGGTGCAGATACTTCTGCCGGGTCAGGTGGTAACAAATATTTTTGGGAAGGTACAACTTCTAGTACACGTAATATTCTTGGTAGTTTTTATAATAATGATGATTCAGGAATATATGCTGGAGGTAGTGATTACACTCTTATTGTAGACTCTAATAAAACAGCAGGCAGTAAAATTTGGTTTGCAGTTTGGAATGGCACCAGGTCTGTATTTCTTTTAAATAATGAAGAAGCTGCTGGTACTACAGGTGATAATGATCAATATGGAGCTCGGTTATTTGCAAGATATACAGGTACATCAAATTCTATGTCGGGCTATGTTAATGAAGTAGTATGGTGGCCTACGGATCAAAGACCTGTATCTGGTGCAACCTCCGATGCTTTAAACCAATTTTATAATCGATTCTAATGTACTTATTATATAACAACGAAGCTGATGCGTTAGCTCGCAGTGAACAAGCTGGAATTGATGAGGGTCTCGCATATCACAAAGGAGATCCAAATGGTTCCAGATATATATGGGGTGTTATAGTAGAGGAAACGGATACTAATCCACGTGCTGCTTTACATATCTTTACAGATGACCCGGATAGAGATTATAGAAATCTCTTGACAGGTGCAGAGACTAGCGCATTGCTAGAAGAGCTTCCTGATGATTGGATTCAGACTACTGACGATTAATCCTATAGGTAACCTGAATTTCTAAGGCGTCTCATATTTTGACCAACTGTATCGTCATTTCCACCTTCTCTGTCTATTGCACTATATGGTGCAACAATTTGACCGCCACTTAAAGGTGCGATCGCATTGGCACCCTGACCACCCCAATTATTATCATATGCAGTGACGTTATAATTAACAGTGGTATAATCAGAATATAAAACAGCTGCTGAAAAGCCTGCTGAAATAGTAGTAGATATAATGGTACTGCGGGGCTGGGCGATGGTTTCGAAATCAAGGTTGCTGCGGCCTTTATTTGTGCCTGGAGTTTTGAGCTCATTGCCGGATAGCACATGGTATTGATTACTGATCGTAGTACCGCCAAAGCCAGCACTAAGAATTACTGTACGAGCTGCGGTTCCTTTACCGCCAAATAAACCAGATGCACCGTGTCTATATGTAAATAAAACACCTACAGCTGAGACAGGATCGGCGTAAGTTGAATCGTCTCGATACCCCGCGGAGCTAGCTCCAGGGGTAGCGTCTCCTGATAGTGTAAGAGGATGTTTTGCGCCGCCTTGTGTAACACTTAATAGAACATTGCCAGATTTTTCATCCACTGCTGAAAGACTTAAGCCATGTATTTGTTCTTGCCCTTGAACCCAGGGCGGTGTACCGAATTCTCCAGTAACCCTACTAAATAAATAAGACCCGGAATCCCAGGAAGTAGAATCATAACTAGAATCAGGTCCTTTTGATTGTGAAGTAAACTCAGGATATGCCATAATAATATTTATAGCAATTAGTGTCTATTTACGTAAACTTCTACAAAAAAAAACGGCGGGACTTTCGTCCCACCGTTTTAAGTTTGTCTCTCGACTGCTGCTTAATCAGCGACGTTCTAAGATTAGAAGTACACTGACTGAGAAGCTGGAGTGAACGCAGTACCGAGTCCCTGAACAATAATGACGTGGTAGTAGAGATTTGCTCCGAAGATGTTGTCAACAACACCATAACGAGTAAGCAAGCCAACGCGTGGCGCAAAGTCGTTCGGACCAATGGTTCTCTGTACCATGACAGGAATGTAAGGACAATAAATGATACCAGTATCGTAGAATTCTGGTCCCTTGTAACCAAGAAGCGCATATTCTACGCCCCCAGTCTTAAGTGCACCACCAGTACCAGCAGCGTATGCATTAGCATTAACGCCATATGCATCGTTGTTCTGTACTTCGGTTCTAGTATCACGGTAAACGTTGAATCTTCCACCAAGTGAACCAACCTTTGCAATACCAACAGGTTGTGTATTCACGTCACCTTGTACAGGTACCCACTGGAATTCAGGGAGCATCTCAAGGATGGCGCAAACACGAGGAGTACCAACAATAAAGTTAGCTGCTCCACGTCTGTTACGTACGGCAATGCGGTTAGCTTCAATGATAAGACGCTGATAGAAGTCCCTATTACGCTCAACCATCCAACGACCATCTGCAGAAGCAGGTGACCAAGTGGAATAGCCTTGCGACCCTCCGGTTCCAAGAGCTGCCTGGATCATTCTCATGAGCATTTCACGGTCGATCTCAGCCTGAATCTCATACGACATAGCGTTTGTGATTTCGGCGTCAATATCGATACCATTCATGTTCTTAAGATCTTGCTCAAGCTCGACAGACCAGCGTGCGCCAAGACGGCGTGTGCCGGCCTCAACTGCTGTTTTCTCGAACTTAACCTCGACCTGAGGAATGTTACCAGTAATCTCGAAAGCGGAAAGGACCTGAGCGACACCTTGATCTTGCGCTGCAAAGTTCCAAACATCGTTTGGTCCTCCGGTCAACTTCTCAGAAGAGGATCCGGTGAAACGCGTATCAAGTAATTGATAACCGAGTTCGGAAGTAGGCAGGCCTCGAATACCAGAAAGAGCAGTTGTAGGGTTCTGAACCCAGTTGCTTCCCCCAGGACCGGTTCTTTGTGATCCGGCACCGGTGCCATCGACACCTGCTCCTAAGGTTTTCTCTTGGTATGCATAGCGAAGAGCGAATGCCAGTCCAACAGGACCAGACATAGGCTGAACACCAACAATTTCGTTGGTGATAAGCTCAGGGAACGTACGACGAATCATCGGAATAAGCACTTTTGGAAGACGAGCATCACCAGTAGCATACGTATCTCCGGAACCAATCTGATTAGTTCCAGGGTTGTATATACTCTGCATCGTCGCACCGTTTCCGAGGGAGCCGTTACCAGCCAGTCCTCCTCCTGCGGTACTTGATTCCTCAATACACCACTTTTCTTGGTTTTCAAGAAGCATGGCGGTATTCAGGCGAGTGTGATCGTCGTCAATAGGTGCTACACTATCAGAAGTGTAATCAAGAACAGGAGCCCACTTCTCAAGAAGTAAGTCTGCTCTATCTCTATCGATAAATGATTGCGGTTTATTCATAATAAACGTTTCCTTTCATTTTTACCTCATGGGATCTAGTCCCAAGTTACTCAGGTGTCAAGCACCTCATTGTTCAGGGTTAAATTATTTGTGATGGCGTTGTAACTCCTCCAAGTATGGGTTAGGTGCCTTCTTCTTCTCTGAAATTTTTGGCCGAGGGGCATCAGCTTTTACCTTACGACGCGTAAAAGCCTCCTCTTTAATTACACTAAGTCTTTCTTTTTCCTTTTTGTCAAAGAGTCTTTCAGTGTATTCATAATTTTCTTCAATAAACTTCGGCGACTTATCACTAAGAATTCTTATCATATATTCTTTTTTCTTGCCGGTAAGATGAGCTGTTTTAGATTCTAATAATAAATCTGCTTTGGTAGAAGCATAGGCCTCTTTAAGCAGGTTATTTTCTTTTTCCAACTTTGCAACTTTTTGGCTCAACTCATTAATTTGAGACTTACCATCAACAACAGCTTCTTTAACAGATTCACTCATAAGTGTTGAATCAACAGCAAGTACTTTCCTTAAATTAGCAAGAACTTCTTTAGCAGTTCTATTTTGAGTAGCTTCTAAAATAGCTTGTGCAGGAATTGCTTCATCAACATACTCTTCAAGGTAATCAGAAATAGATTCGACTAATGTTTCCTTAAACGTACTAGCATTAGAATTAAGCTCCTTTTCATATCGCTTAACAACTTTTAATAATTTATTAGCATTATTAGCGTCTACTGCTTCAACCACTCTATTTAATTTAGATGTATGATCTTTGTCAATTGCTGCTACAAGTTCTTGAAGTTTTTCAGCATATAAATCATCTTGCTGAGTAAGAGCTGCTTCTACTTGTAATTCTATTTTATCTTTAATAGCACCTTCTATTGCACCTACTGATTCTTCAGTAAGAACTTCTGCTGCTTCTTTAGGTAATAGTTGTTTTTTTGCCATGATTAAAAGAGTGGTTTGTCTGTAGCCTTATCGATTTTCTTTGTTATTTTATCCTCGATGAGGCTCTTTAAATATTTATTAGCCTGGGCATAATTTTTATTAGAAACCTCTTCTATAAACTTAATAATTTTGTTTTTTTCCTTGGCCATAATATTATTTATTATATTGACTTAATAAAGTTTAAAATTCTATCACGTAAAAAGGCATCTATATCCTTTTTAGGTAGCTTTTGTAGTGATTTTTCAAAATTTTCGTAGACTTCTTCGTATTTCCCATCTCCAACAACAACCCATTGCTTTGATTCCAAAATACCATTTACAAATGCACTTGGGTAGGATGGATCAGCTACACAATCAATAGCAACTAGCTTCATATTTTTAACTGTGTTATGTTTGCTGCTTTCTTCTAAGGTGCCGAGTGCACGAGAAGACATTCCAACCTTAACACCATCATTAATAAGCGACCTTACAATTTGACCACATGGGGTTGAAAGTACTTTAGACTTACCATAAAAAACATTTCCATCTTGAGTAAGCTCTGTTACCATGTGACACGCTCTTTCAAGATCAACATCTGCAGACGTTGGATGGTTTAATTCGCCCATTGCACGCCCAGGGTCAACCATCTCCTGATTGTACCGCCTTACTTCTCTTTCTAATTCGTCTAATGGGTATAAGCGATTGTTTCTATTTACCCCCTCGGCCATCATATATGGACCTTTTATATAAAGATTAGATGGTGAGCTTGAATTTACCTCTTCTTCGATATATTCGAATTCATCATTTACATCAGGTTTTTCAACAACCAGATTAAGTTTTAAAGCCATATAGTTATTTAGTCACTTTTTATTATAAAGCTCCTTTTCTGTAATAATTATAAAGGTATATCCGCACTTTTTACAATATTCACGTGCAGCTGACCATTTTGCTTGATTAATTATGTACGCTTTTTGCTCATAAATTAAATGTTGCTTTTTTCTATATTTAGTTTGAGGTTTTTTTGTTTGTTTATATGGCTTAATTTCTACGAGATATTTTTTTATCTGGTCGTCTTCCTTTATAATAACTAAATTATCAACATAATATTTATGTGCTCTATTATCTAGAGGACTCCTGTAAGGAATAATTACATTTTCACTACCCCATTTTAGTACATTTGGACTATTATCACAAAATCTAAAAAATTTTAACTCGAGACCGGATCTATAAGTAGCTTTTGTGCCGATAAATTTGTCTTGATTGTTAGGTACAAAAATACCCTGCCGCCATTTTTTTCTCATCCTATGAAGAACATTGGTGGGTCAGAATCTCCTAATCCCGGTGAAGCACCAGTAAATAACTTCTCTTCAAGCTCTTTTTTCCTTTCTTGCCCCTCCTTAATCATGTCGGCATAATTAAGAGACCCGCCTCCAAGCAACGAAACATCTCCAAACTTACCTCGAACCATACCAATTGTAATCATGCATAGCGCAAGAGCATATTCATATACCCATTGCTCTTTGATAACATCTCTAATTGGTCTTTCTAAATAACAGGCTAAAACACCGTAAAATGCTTCACTACCAGGCTGAGGGTACATTTGCATATATTGAGTCCGCGGATCAAACTTGAGATCTCTTTTTGTAGCTAGTACCTTTTCTCTTGTATCTATCCATTCTTTAAGGGTGTACCAAGAAACTAAATCAAATCCATAGTTACCTAAAGCGTAACTAAAGTATGTTTGTTGGGCGAGAGTTTGTTCTAGCGTAAATAGAGTATTAATTCCAGTTGTTGACCCCTCTTCAAAATCTACAACATCAACAACTTTTCTATACTCCATTATATCATAATCAAAAACATTTTGAAAATAAACAGCATCAGTTGCTGAACCTTGCATAGTAAAGGTCTGTCTTTTGCTTGGTTCAAAATAAGCGCTCAAAGTTTGTCCAAAGTTATGATGCCCAAGTCCATGGATCGCGGACGTATCAGCTTCGCCTCCAAAGGGACCGGTAAATGAACTTAGTGCAGTAATAGCAGTAAATAATGAACCATCAATTATTTCAAATTGATCGATACCTGTACCGCCGGAAGCACTGCTAAAGGTGCTAGATAGGGAAGCAGAAAGAGTCGGTGAATTAGGATTAGATATAGCAAAATCAAAGACAGATGAACTAAGTGAAGAAGTTGCCACAAAGACACTTGCCGGTGAGCTGCCATACCATTCGGCGCCAGGGCCAAGCGGGTTACTACCTCCTGTTTTTTTAGGATTAGTATCTAAATTGGTATTAGCTAATGTATATAGGTAATCAAGCCGAATTCCTTTATTCGTTTCATATAACTGTGAATCAAAAATTAAAAATTCTTTTGTAAACCCCGCGAATTTTGTAAAGTATTCTACAGCAATTTGTATATTTTCTCTTAGTTGGTCAGTATGAATTTCTAAAGACACCATAGGGTATCCAAGAGACCTTTTTATTCTGTCACCGAGTCTATCATAAGTCTGAATTTTATTATTAAGATTTGTTGAAAGAAATGCAGAAAGTGGTGAAATCGTGCATGCAAGTGCCATAAAATTATTTATTCTAATCAAAAAGTATTTATTAGGACTAAATAATGTTATGGCCAGTTTCGATATCAATATCCCCCCGGAGACAAATGCCGGGAGTCAGTATTTTAATATTAACCAATGTAGATCATTTAAAATAACACTAGCAACGAATAAAGCATTGACTAGATTTACATCTACCGGGCAAGTGAACGGGGCTACTGCAGTCGCCGGCTATCCATGCGGTGAAGTAACAGTAATAAATAAATCTGGAAAGACAATCGAAGTCTATGATGGCGGCCATGGCTTGACCACCGACAACCCACCGGAAGGAAATACCATCGATTGCATTTTTATGGATGATAATGATACTTTTACCTTTAGAGGGCTGACAAATACCGGGGAGATATCTGCTAGAAATACTGAAGATAATGCCGCTGTAAATATATATGTCCGTGCTCAGTTCTTTAGTGACAATCCAGCTAGATAATTAGACTGCAGGTTCTTCTACCTCTGCTTCTACATCTGTCTCCACCTCAACCTCTTCGCCACCTACATCGGCTGGCCCCCCACCAAAGTCGGGTATAGCGCCGGCACCGGCTCCACCTACACCAGCTCCTTCACCGCCTACTGCTGCTTCACCTTCTGCTAGCTCACCAGCTACTGCCATTTCTTTCCATGCGGGGCCAGCTGCAGCTATTTGCGCTAATTCCCATGTCATTTCTGCGTCTTTACGTAAAAATTCTCTGTTAGCTAAAATATCTCTATCCTTCCATCCAAGGTATTTCTTTTGAGCATAGGTTGCTGATACAAATTCGTTACCTGCTAAATTACTAAAATTATCAGCCTTTAACCCCAGCCGCTGGTTCTCTCTTAATTCAAAAAAGTTCGTAGGTACATTAAGTGAAATTTCCACATTAGTTTCATTTAGCTCATATTTTTCAAATAATTTTTTAAGCCGAAGATGGGTAATGAAGCCTCTTTTTAGCCCTGCAGAAAATCGCTCTTGTTGTCTTACCACAAATCTAGCAAATTTTAATTCGTCTCTAAGAATTTGTGTTCCAGTCGCGTCGACACTATCTTCAGGATCTAGGCGCGCTGTTGGTACTTTAAGAGCTCTATAAAGCTTTTTAATAAAGTACATTAGATCGGAAAGTTCACCTAAATTCTGGGCACCGTCTAATTGGCGAACATCTGTACCTTCTTGACCCTGTCTTTTTGCAAACCAAAATGCATCAAGCATTGATTGTGGATTAAACTTTTTAACGACATCATTCTGATCTAGATCAAAGGTTTTTCTGGACCAGTAATTTGCAATAAGCTTCTTTAAATACGCTTCAGCTTTAGGCGGAGGCATATTACCAACATCAACATTAAAGACTAATCGTTCTGGGGCTCTAACTAACCGATAAATTACTATAGCATCTTCAATTAAAGATAGCTGCCTGTAGGGTCGACGGGCATTTTCTAAGAAAGGTACAACAAAGTTTTTAGTATCATTGTATACACCGGAATTTACATATACAATTTGATTAGCGTCCATAGGAATAAATTCAACCTTTTCTACTTTTGCTGGATTTGATGGATCAAAAATAGGTTTTCTATATATAAATCCTTTAACTAACATATTCTGTATATTGTTATATACAGGGTCGATAATTTCAGCAGGTAAGTTAATAACACCTAGTACCCCGTCCTCCACAAATCCTTCATGAATTATAAGTTCAAAGAAAACTTCTCCTTCAACTAATAATTGCCTAAAAAATTCCCATCCTCTATTTTTGAGATCAAAATATGTAATAAATTTATCAAACTCTTTATCTAATATTTCCTTTTCGTCTACCGTTAGATCAACGTTTTTTAAATGCAGCTTTGCCAAAAAACCAGAATCATCAGGGTTAATAGTCTCATCACATATTTCATCTAGTGCATCAGCTATTTCAGAATAAGCAGCCATTATTCTATAGTCTCTTAATCTACCTGCTTTATCATCTTGTACATTGGCATACATGACGTCGCCAAATGTTGTGTCTTTTTGAAAATCACCTAGAGGTAAATTATTATAAGGATTTGAAGAAGATACAGAAGCCCGGGCTAAAGCCTCTGCACGCCTCATTCCCGCTTTTGCAAAAAATTCGTATTTCGGGTTTAGAGATTGATCCTCGGCTCCACCAGCATACGGTAGACGATTTTGAATGTACTGTATTAAGCTTCTCCCGAATGTTGAAGCGCGCCCGTCATTAGTTACATAACTACGGTTTTGATCTGCTGAAGTTGATGATCCGATGCCTGGCATATGTTTATATATTTATGCCATACTGATGATAGAGCTACTGGCTTGATACGAAGAAGCCCAGCCGGCTATATTTCGTACAATAAATACAAACCTACCACTAGGAGCAGCGGTATTAGTAGCAGCTCCACTTAATGTAGAGGTTGGCAAGTGAATTGTAGCCAAGTTATCGCTAAGTATGGTGTAAAAATCAGAATTAAGTTTATATCCGCTTATCTCGTCTGATTGTGCTGATGTTATTTTTTGGTAATCTGTAACTAATGAAACACCTCCTGATATAAAATCAGTAGTGTTTGAGCTTAAAAAAATGTTAGTGGTTACATTAGAGGGCAACCGGCCTGGTAAAACTTTACCAAATCTAGTTCCATATAAAAAGAAGTTATTATCTTTCCCTAATTGAATGGAGATTATCTCTCTAGGTTCTATAGTAACACCCGTTGTGGTATAAAATATATTTGTAATAGAGGGTATCCCCGACAGGGCACTTTTCATTATATAACTAGAAGGAACTCTAGAGTTAAATGATGATAAAACGTTAAATCCTAGTTGTTGATAAGAGAGTCTCATATTAGTAGAATGGTAGCGGGGTGGTGGCGGTGGTTACTACATCGGGGAATACCATACCGGGGCCGGCCCCGGGGTCTATTCCATAAGTCATTCTGTTTTTAAGGTCTACTGTAAATATGTTATTATCCACTTTAAATGTCACAGGAACAGTATCCTTCTGTTCCGGAAATAGCCACCCCTTTATGGTAAATGAGGTGTCAACTGTAATTCTAAATTTATCACTGTATGTAGTGTCTGTAGGAGTGGTATAAGCAAGCTCACCTGACCATAATACCTCGCTTCTAATTTCTTGGGTATAATTAGCTCCGTATACGCTCGGAACTTTCCATGATAATATTATATACGGATTGGAATACGGTACAAAATTTGAAATAATTTGGTCGACATCGGACATATATCTAGCTAAAATAGACATGTTAACTTCAAGATTAACAGGTGTAGGCATTAAGAATACTGAATCCTCTTCATTATTACTCAACCTATGCTCAGTAGGAATAAGTGCCGGGGAAATTTTGTTAAAAACACGGGACTCGTCTCGTTTAACGCTAGCTAAATCTACTGCAACTGCTGGGAGGGTAAGATTTTGAGCCTTATTAATAATATCATACATTACTCTATGCTTAGGGGCAAATACATAGCGAACTTCTATTTCTTGCTTAGCTTCTCGATTCTTGTTAAATCGTTTAATTATTACGTCATCAAATGCTGCAATAAATTGGGTAAGGAGATCTTTAATCTCAAAATGGAATGCTTCATTTTTCACTTATATATATTTATTACAAAAACCTATCGATAAAATATTTCGGTAACTTATGCTTATTATTTACAACACTTTCCACTATTGCACCATCAAGAATATACGTAGTACAATGATCTTCTTCAGATCTGACACCTCTCCCACATGATTGAATTAATGAACATAACATTTTGTTTGTATACCAATTAAAGTCGCCTTTCATTAATTTTTCAATTCTTTTATCTTTTGTAGGTAAATATGGCGCTTTAACAATAATTTGAAATCTAGCTAAATCATCTTTTAAATCTACCCCATGCGACATAGAAGGTGATATTAGTACTGTTGGATCGTTATTGCTTAAGTGCTGTTCCAATATCATTTCATTACGAACTCCGGGCTCTCTAATTAAAAATCTGCCATGCGTTAGTTTATTTGATAAGAATGATGTTATAGTATTATTATGTGTATGTATAATACCCTTATCGTTTTTATGAAACTCGCAAATTTGCTGTATTTGTTTTATAATTTTAGGTAGTGTGCGTTTTAAGTTATGATAGTTTAATTTAACTTTTGTTGTACATCGGATAGGAGCGTTTTTAGCATCAAAAGATGACTCAGCTTCGACATACTTAAATTTATCTATACCTAAACTTTTGCAAAAATTGTCCGGATCAATAATTGTAGCTGACATTAAGATCACCTTATCAGCATGCTTAAATAGATGATTTGAAAGGTTGTTTACTTTTAATGGCATAAACGTTATACCATCCTTACTGGTTTCAAATAGATATTCACTATCATTCCAGGTTTCAATAATTAATGAGAGCTTAGAATGTAAATTACGTACACTTACTATCTGCTTTCTAAGTTCAATTAGAAATTTTTTATTATTAGATTTACTATTATTAATTTCATCATGGAGCTGGTTTATTTTTTCATTTAAATCAACTAGTAGATTAGTAATCCATTTTACCACGTTTATGTTATTTTTAGAGTAGAATGGTCTTACCTGCACTCCTAATCTGTTTAACATTTGAAAGTTAATATTGCAGGAAAATTCTTTAACTAATTGATCTTCTAATTCTGCAGCTTCATCACAAATTAAATATTGCCGCTTTTTTACATGTCCTGGTAAAGAAAAAAACATGTTATAATTTAAAGCTGCAAATTTATTTGTTAGTACATTTTGCCGGTCATTATGATATGGGCATTTATGTCTTCGCCTATGATCCTCCAGTATGTTTTTGGGTATAATTAATGACTCCATCTCAACATCAATATTAGAGTCAATTGTACTAATATAGTTGCTTTTACCTTTTAATATAGTAACATCATCAAATAAAGTTTTATACTGATCTTGTAAAGCTTTAGTTATTGTAAGTGCTGATGCACCTGCAGGTACTTCCTCCTCACACTCTTGTTCATGAACATAATTACCTGTATGATCCCTTTTAAATGCTGTATAAGATGATATTAGATCCTTAAAATTTTGCGACGGATCCCGGGATGCATTTGCAAGAGTTTTTGATATAAAGCTCTTACCCGACCCGGTAGGGGCATTACATACAATAAATTTATAGCCATCCCTGAAGGCCTGATCAATATTTTTAAGTAATTTAACCTGAGCCGGGTTTGGAGTATAACTATTTGGAAAATAATCTAATAACCCACCTACCACACTTAATTATACCTAGGCTTCTGCAGAAGTCAACACATAAACAAGGTTGTCATATAATTTAGATTTAGAAGAACTATCTAAAAATTTCACCTTATTAATTTGCTTTTTTGGAATAAATGAACTTAATTGATAATTAAGAATTGCCCCATGATCATAGCTATCTACTCTAAATGGGTAAGGTATTTCATATGATTTTATAGCATCATTATATTCCAGAGTTAAATTAATATGGTACTGTTTTATCTGAAATATTTTTAGCTTTCCTCGCTTTAAAATTTTCTTATCCGTTTTTACTACTATATCTCTTAGTAAAAACGGCTTTAAGCAATCAGTAACCTTTTCTAAGCTAACATTCATGAATTCATAAAATTTATTTTTTGTTGAGCAGACATAGGATATATATTTTCGTTAAAATACACCCAGAAATCATCATTAGCAGGTATTTGGCTAATTACGTTGCATTGGTTCATATTAATGTTTCTATAGTCTTGCATTAGAATATCCCACGCTACTACTAAATTATCAGGCCCTAAGTAAGAATACGGCGCGCCTTTAGGGGGAAAATAATTTAGAGAGATTTTACCATTTACAGAATTTAATAAAGATTGAGACTTTGTACAGAGCATTCTTCTCGTGGGTACCTGGCCAGGCTTTATAATCCTACGAGCAAATCTTATATCACAAACATTGTTTTGAAGAAGTGAATCAAGTGTCGGTCGCTGTACTATCATTTCTTCTCTTGCAAATTCCAAACATTCTTTCTTCGTTTAAGAAAATGCCCTTTTCAACTTTCCCTTTTCCTGTTACATTTACATTTGAAATAGAGACTCCCATATTATTTGGAAAAATTACAATATCTCCTTCTTTAGCGTACTTAGTATCCGGACCAGCTAAAATTATCTTGCCCTTACGCCAAGCTTTGGTTAACGCATTTGTCGGTACAATAATCCCATTTCTAATTACTTCATCTCCCTGGTCAGTTTCATCAACATATTCAACTAAAAGAATATCATCAAAAATAAAGTTTAAATCATAATCTTCAAGGCCAAAATCTCCCTTATCCTTTTGCGTCAAGTCAATTAGACTCTTTGTAGGTGCTAAATTATCTATAGATGCCGTTGCCATAATAAGTTTATTTAACTAAGAGTTATTTTTAATCCAATCCTTAACACTAATAGTTGGTTTCCATCCTAAAATATTTCTTGCTTTAGTGTTGTTTGCCTTAGTCTCTCTCGCTTCTGCAGGCCTAGGAGTTACAAATGTGTGATCGCCTTTTATAAAATTTGCTATTTCTAAAATGCTATGATTTGTACCAGTCCCTATATTAAATGTTTCACCTACTACTTCTTTATTTTGAAGATCTGAAGCAAGTATATTAGCTTGTACGACATCACTCACATGTGTAAAGTCTCTTCTTTGCTTACCATCACCAACTATTGTCATTTTCTCGTTGTTATTTTTTTGTCGAATAAAGATACCAATTACCGGAGCGTATTGACCTTTTAACGGCTGCCTTTCTCCATACACATTAAAATATCTAAATACTACTGTTTCTAAATCAAATAAGCGAGTATATATTTTGCAAAGCTTTTCACCGCTGGTTTTTGTAACTGAATAGGGATTTAAGCAGTCATCAGGCATGGTTTCATCTAAGGGAATTTTGTTTTTTAGCCCATATGCTGATGAAGTTGAACTGTATATAACTCTTTTTACACCTGCTTCTCGCGCGCATTGTAATACTGTGCACGTCCCTACTACGTTACTTTTTGCCGCTAATATAGGATTTTTTAATGTTGGCTGAATCCTAGCTTCCGCTGCAATATGATATACAATATCAACACCATCAAAGAGTGGGCGAATATTTTTATAATCGCATATATCGTACTTATGGTTTGAACATTTACCGTTCCAATAAAAACTATTATGCGCATCACTTGATTCATTATCAATAACTACCACCTCATCATAAAGGGTAATTAATTTATCTACTAAATTGGAACCAATAAACCCAGCACCACCGGTCACTAATACCCTACTCATAATTCTTTATATATTCTTTAAGCTCCCTTTTTGATATATTTTTATTTTTAGCTATAGCGGCTAAATTTTCCTCTTCCTCAGCTTCCTTTTTATTTTTTTTGATGTACTTTATTTTTTTCCATTTTAACTTAGGAATAAAATAGTAATATAGCTTATAACTTTTTTGCTTATCGTCAAAGATACCGCTAAATTTATTAAGCGTTTCATTTACAAACACTGACATATCTTTATTGTAGAACGAAAGCCACCTGTTAAGCAAAAAAGGGACAAATGCTTGTTCTCCCTCTGTATCTAGGTCACCTGCCTCTTCCTTTTTAGAGTAAAATAATTTATTTTGAAGCTGAAAAAAATTCATACAATTATTTTTGTAGTTGCAACAAACTGATCTTTTACTTCGTCATTAAAATAATCAACTACTGCATTAATAAAATAATCAACTTGATCATCTGACAAATTGGACGAGTATGCAAATCCCGGGGCTTTGTCTCCTGCCTTGATATTAATTCCTGTATGACCTAATGTAACATTATCCTTGGAATAGGTAATAGATACACTTACTTTGCCTGATTCTCTAACCTTATCATCATTACCAACAAATTTATCTTGTACCATAATATCATCACCATCTATCATTATTCCTTTTTGTATAATGCCTGATAGTATATTTGCTACTGCAGTATTAAAAAGTCTCTGGAAGGACACTGCCCCTAGGGGGCATACACCAGGTATTTCCCAACAAAAATTAATCGCATCTTGACTATGAATATGGTCATCGCTTAAAGAATCTTCTAAATCAATTAATGCATCTTCCACATACATTGGAGCTCGAAATGCTACAATATTACCATACGGTGAAACCTCTTTACGAAAAAACTTATAGGCAAATCTTTCATGAATTAATTTACCGTCATAGACTCCCTGTTCAATTATCATACCTTATTATAATACCAAATTTTAATACTCAACTCTTTTTATAAAAGCAATCAGTGTTTACTTCTTCAATAAATTTGTAGCCGTTTTTATTTAAAATTTTATCTATTGCCTTGCGAGAATAATTTGCTTCAACGCTGATTAAATCAAAATGAACTTTATCAAAATTTATACTATTTAGAACACTAGTTTCAGATCCTTCCACATCTATAGACAGGTAATTGACTAACGTTATGTCTCTCTCGTCTAAAATAGTTTGTAATTTTTTACATTGGACTTTTTTTACTTTAGCTCTATCCCTATGTTTTATAAAATCTTCCTCTTTTTGTCGCTTTGAATCAATTTTGTCTACTAAACCACTTAACATGTTTGATTCCCAGCACCCGTCAAATGCAAGAAAATCTGCCTCTCCTTCTTTATCTGAAATAGCTACCTGGAGACACTCAGAGTTCGAGCGCCCGTAGTATTCATATATAGCATACCCATCTAACAATGTAAACACAGTTCCAAGAGCATCTATTTCCAATCCGGTGACGGCTTCTCGGAGCTCCTCGATAGAGGAGCGTATAGTAGGGTATGGTAGTAAAACAAACTTATGCTTAGTTAGTTCTTTAAATATATCAGGATGAGGCTCTATACAGATTCCAGTCCAACACTCCTCTCTTGTCTCTAGACCTAAAGTGTTACTCCATATAACACCATCATTAGCTCCAACATCTACAAAAAAACCAGTTTTTGCGTTTTTAAAATAATGGTTTACAAAATCGGAAGGCTGGGGCCTAGGAATAGGAGACCCTGGCTTACCACCCCACCCTACGGGTACGTCATGATATAGTTCTCGATATGGGCTGTCTGATATAATATCTATTGAGTTCATAATTAATTAATTTGTTTTATAAGCTGTATTTCTTCAAAATAATCCTCTAAGGAAGAGTTAAATTTTTTAAAGGCCCGTGTCGGTAAACACACCTCATCAGTAGTTTTAAACCGATGGCATATATTCGGTGAAAGTTCAGAGTATCTATTAAGCATGTTTTCGGTTACTTGTTGGATTGGAATGCAACCAAGTCTAAGTGCTTCATAAAAGCGGATGTTAATAAAATCTCCAGTGCCAAGTGGATTAAGAATAAATTTATAACTTGCTAATTTTGTTAAAAATTCTTTATATGGAAGTTTTCGTTCTGTAACATGAATATCTAAAGGTAGGTCAGGTCGAGATCTTAAGTCATTAAGAACGTTAAATCTTCTTGAATAAGACCAGCTCGGATCATAGACCGGATCTGATTGACCTAAAAATAAAATTCTATTTTCTCTTTCTACTGTGTGATGTTCAAGTTTTAAGTCTTTAGATAGCAATTGTTTGTTAATAATTTTTTTATTGAGGGTAATAGCATCATCTACATCACTTACTAGTTGATATAAATCATTAATAGATTCTAGCCGCTTTTGATGATCTACATTCCATGGAAACTTACTGTTAAAGATTTTTTCAAAATTAAAGACTATTGTTTTTATTTTACGATTGTTTAATTCATTAACAAATTGAGGGTCATCTTTCCATATTGATACATGTGAGCCAAAGTGCTCATCAACAATAATTAGCGTAGTAATATCTTCTAGATCGTTAATGTCATTTACTTCTACAAATTTGGTCTTAAGATAATTTGTTAATCCGAGTCTAAAATTTAAAAACAAGCTAGGATTTAATGCAGCGATATCGTCCTTACATATAATTCCAATCACTGCATTATTTAAATAATGACCGGGTAAAGTCAAGAGTTGATTATTTTAGTTTAGTTAGTATACTAATATCGGATGAGCCTAGATACAACAATTGCTATAGCTTCCGATCATAATGGAGTTGATCTTAAGGACTTTCTTTATAATTGCTTAAAGCAAAAAAATATTAATGTCGTTGATCTAGGCCCATATAATAAAGAGTCAGTAGACTACGTTGACTATGCTTATCAAATGGGAAATATTATCGATAGTGGTGATATTAAAAAGGGCATTCTAATTTGCGGTACAGGTGTTGGAATGAGTATTGCTGCTAATCGATTTAAAAACGTACGGGCGACTTTAATTCATAATTTGGATAGTGCCCCTAAATGCAGAGAGCATAACGATTCTAATATTTTATGCCTAGGGAGCTGGATAAGTACGCCAAAAGCATCTGAATTAATTTTAAATGAGTGGCTCGGCACACAATTTGGTGAAGGACGTCATGTTAAAAGGGTAGAAAAAATATCCAGACATAAGCCACAATCTATAGTATTTACAAATGGGGTGTTTGATATACTACATGCTGGTCATTTAGAAACATTAAAATTTGCAAAAAGTTTAGGAGATAAATTAGTAGTTGGTATTAACTCTGACGAGTCTACAAAAAAAATTAAAGGTTCTCAGAGGCCAATAAACAATCAAAAAGACCGCAAAAAAATACTGTCATATATATCTCTTGTTGATGAAGTTGTTGTTTTTAATGATATCGACACAAAAAATATTATCAATGACATTGGTCCAGATATTGTTGTAAAGGGCGGGGAATTTACAGCTGCTGAAGTTCGTGAACGAGATGAAATCCCTAATCATATAGATGTAAAAGTTGCTTCATTGCTTAACCAAGACGTTTACTCTACAACGAGAGTTGTAGAAAAAATTAAACAGTATGCTTGATAGAAAAAAAATATTTGTAATAGGTGATTTAATAATTGACGAGTATATTACCGGTCAAGCTGTTGGTCTTTCGCTTGAGTCTCCTACAATAAAATGTGAACATACATCGACAAAAAAAAGCCCTGGTGGATCAGGTAATGTTGTCATGAATTTAGTCGCTTTAGAGTGTAATGTCGGTTATATGACCATATGTAGTGATACAACTGTGTATGATGATCTATCACAAAAAGTAAATGTACACTGTATTACAACAAAAAAACAAACCTCTTCAAAACAGCGGTATTATGTTGACAGAAATCATGTACAACACAAGTACTTGCAGATGAATTATACTGATAGCGATGAACTTAATCCAGGGTCAGAAGAAGATGTTATTGATGAACTAACCAACATATTACCTCATTATGAGTGTGTTATTTTAAGTGATTACAGATGCGGTGTATTAACTAAAAAAGTAACAGCAGGTGTAATAGATATATGTGAGAAATTATCAATTCCGTGTATTGGGACCGGTCAACTTTCTGATTGGGGAAATAAAACAACTCTACAATTATCAAAGTTTAATGGTTGTGATTTAATTGTACTAAATGAAGAAGAGGCAAAGGAGTGGTCAAGTTCTTTTCCATGGTCTAAGTGTCAGGTTGTAGAAACTATGGGTAGTAGGGGTAGTAAATTTAAGGATATTCACGTTCCGAGTATCGATACTACGGTGGTGGATACATGTGGTGCCGGTGATAGTTTTATTGCTATGTTAGCTACTCAAGACTGGAGCCACGATGTGGAAGAAGTACTATATAAATGTAATTTATGGGCGGGTCTATCTACAGAAACTAAGGGAGCTACACCGCCGAGTTTTGAACTATTTAAAAAGCGATATGAAGAAAGATAACGAATTTGGAATCCAACATCTTCCTCCGATACTAAAACCTATTCTACATAAGGATAAGTACTGGGGATATATTACTTCTGTTTTTGCCGATGAAAACTTTACTTTAAAGAAGATTTTCATGAAAAGGGGCAGTCAGAGTAGCATGGAATATCACTGCAATAAAGATGAATTTTATTATATTTTTTCCGGTAAACTAAAGGTTGGTCATCGCATCGGTCGTGCAGAGAATACGTCGGTTACACTGGAGGAAAACGATGTATACCACATACCTCCCGGGTTAATGCATATGAGAATAGCCCTAGAGGATACTATTATTATCGAGTGGTCTAACAAAGATGACGACGGCGATTCTCACATTGTAGAGGACGGTAAAACCTATAAGTTTACTGAAGATAGTTGATAAATTACAGTTAATATCTATTATATAGGTATGCGACAGCTCTTTATCGATACTGCTAATCTTGATGAAATTTCCTCAGCATGCAAGCGTGGAATTATTTCTGGTGTAACTACAAACCCATCCTTAATGTCTAAGGAACCTAGAGGTAGTTACGTAAATCATATGATAAAAATTGCAGAAATTTGTCAAAAATATAATAACATCCCACTTAGTGTTGAGGTGTTTGCTACTGACCAAGATGAAATTTATCAACAGGCTTTGCGCCTAGAGGAGGATATAGGTTACCACAATTTAAACATAAAAATACCCGTTGGATTTAATGAATTAGAGACTATTAGTAAACTTGCTGCTGTCGGTGCGCGCGTTAATTGTACATGTTGTTTTACTACCTCGCAATTAACTTTGGCTGCCGCGGCTGGCGCCCGATATGTGTCATTTTTTTATAATAGAGCAAAAGACAGTGGTGAAGATGAATTTTGTACACTGGATGATGCTTCTAAATTTATTAAGAGTAATAACCTAAATTGCAAAATTATCGCAGGTAGTATTCGCACACCTAAAGATATTACGGATGCATGGGTTGGCGGGGCAGATATTGTAACTGCCGGTTATGATGTAATAAAAAAAGGTACAACACATCCCGGTACCCAATCATCAGTTGATCAATTTTTAACAGACTTTAAAGAATGGATAAATTAACTTATTGCTTTGATATTGACAATACTATTTGTCATAGCCCCGACATGGGACCCTACGACAAAAGTACACCGCATACAAAAAGGATAGAAAAGGTTAATGAGCTATATGATCAGGGCCATACTATTTTCTTTATGACTGCTAGAGGCATGGGTAGAACTAATAATGATCAAGCTAAAGCTCATGAGGAAATGTATGACTTTACCAAAAAGCAATTAGATTCTTGGAATGTAAAATATCATCAACTGTTCCTAGGTAAGCCAGGAGCCGACAAGTTTATTGACGATAAAGGAATGTCGGATTGGCTTTTTTTTGGTGACCCGGATTAACTATATAAAGATTCAATTGATATAGAATCAAATATCTCATTTAATCTTCCGCGTGGCGAGGCATCTAAAAATTTTATATTGCTATTAATTTCTTTTACTTTTAGCCACGTGTTGTAAGATGCATCTAAAAATTGTGGATTATTAACCGGGGCTACTCCGGACCAATCAACTTCCTTTTTATAAGTTGTAGGGTTACAATATATGCCGTTGTTCACAGTAAGATCAACTCCAGCTAATACAATTTCTCTACATCCCATAATATATGCAAGGTGAGATGTAACATGAATTACATCTTCTCCAGCTGGACCACGAATAATAGAGCCAGATTTACTAAATTCGAGACTGTGATTGTCCTTTCTCGGTAAAATATGCACCTTACTCTCCAACATTTCTGTTAATTTACGTTCTTGATCCGGATCATGACAATTTCCTACTAAATCGAGAAGATTGCCCATAGCTATAACTTTAGTAGCGATATTAATACCATATTCAAAAAACGGCATTATTACAATTGCATTGTCAGCTAAGCAAAAATAATCACACCTAGAAAGAGCAGTAACAGATTGATTGCACGCAAAAATTATATTTTCATCTGAGGATATTAAGTCAAAATTAATATCATTTAAAGAGGGTCCCGTACCGCATACAATAGCTCGTTTACCCTTATGTATATCTTTAAAATCTTGTATATTATCGTAACTATAACTCATTTTTTTTTACCACTTTGCTGCGTGATTTTTTCCGAATAGCATACCGTTAGCATCGCAATTTGAACAAGGAGATAAACAACGCTGTCCATTTTTAAGCTTATCTCTAAAATCTTTTAATCGCTTATCTCGCCATATATTAAAAATAGGTTTTTCTACTACGTTACCAAATTTAACTGTCCGGTTATACATATCTTGACAGCATAATAAAACATCACCGTTCCAATCTATATATAATGCATAGTGAGGATAATAACAGGGCCTTGTTGCAGCCTTTTTGAGTTCTTTCTGAGCACCGGTACGATTAGTATAGATCAAACCAAAATCTTCATCTTCACTGTACCAACGATCGCGGAGCGTGTACTTGGACTTATCAATTTTACATTCTTTAAATAGGTTATTAAAATAGTCTATCTGCTCTGGACCATCATACATACTTACAACTAGTTGTGAAAGGCCGATTGAATATAAATCTTTTATAAGGGCAGGGGTTAACTTATCTCCATTTGTTACAATCTCAATGCCTATTTGCCTATCACAAAAGCACTTTACAATCTCAAGAAGGTTTCTTGTTAAGAGAGGTTCACCAGTACCGCTAATGTTAACTGTCCCGGAAAAATCTAACTCATCTAATTGTAATGCAATAGCTGCAGCTAGCCCGGGATCCATATGAAGATTTTGATTAGGGTAATCTCCACTCCGCGGACAAAATGCACATTTACGATTGCATAGTTCATTTAGATTTAACTCCACCCAGCTAAACAACGGTACATCGTTGACCATATGTACGTGGTCAATTGAAGTTCGCTTTCTATCTATATTTCTTTTTACACTATGTGTAATTAGTTTTGAGTCAAAATCTCTAGGCAACCATTTACGAGTTTCTTCATTAGCTACCCCAGATGGTTTATAGAAAAATCCACTATTTTTATGTTCTTGCTTTACCACACGTTTATTTTTTAATAGTAACTAGCAATGTGTCGCTAGTTAGGTTTTTCTCCCTTTCCTCTATCCACGATTTTTCATATTTACTCCTAGGGGGGTTATTTATATTTCTATAATCATCACCGTTAACCTTATCCTTTGTACCATATCTTATCCAGTCAATGTAATTGTAAAAACCATATCTCTGGACACCGGTCACAGTAAAATTAGAATTTGATATACCACAGTCAGTGAGTAATTTTGTTACAGTATCTCTATTAAAGTAATTTACATGATCCTCAAAATGAATAAGTTTTGAATATTCCGGTGCTTGTTGTAGTAATTCATCATCTTCATTAGGGAATTCTAATAATACAACACCGTCATCTTTTAGTAATTGCATAATATTTTCTATCCATAGGGCAGGATAGTATACATGCTCTAGCACATGCCACGATGTTATAATATCAAATGTACCCTTATAAGATTCTACAAAATCATTATTTTCGATTTTATCAAAAATAAAATTAAAATCCAAGTTACAGGTCTCTTTACCATACATTAGTTTGCTGTAGTTGCAATCTAGTCCATATGTTTCAATGTTAGGGTAATCCTGCCGTACTAGGTGTGGAAAATGACCGTATCCTGTTCCCACATCTAGCAGGTTTAAAGGCTGGTCCTTAGTGATATATTTAGCTACATGATCTAAAAATCTATCATAATCATTTTCTAGAACGTGTGCTAATTGTAGGATATCCGGGTGTCCTACTAGCTTACCTTTGTATATTTTTTTATTATTCTCTAAATCTATTGGAGCTGTTATTCTATTAGCATCCTGATTATCAATGCTTGGCTGATCTTTATCCGGGTTTGTGGTAATTCGTGGATGTAGTTGAATCATACCACACTTACTACATTTATATATTTTCTTTTTAGCATTATCCCGTACCGAGCTAATAAGCTCTAGTTCTTTACTGCCACATAAAACACAATTATAATTAGCCATCTTTAAATTTCCTTTCCAAAAGTTTCTCTTATTATATCACCATGGTTAAATTCTGCCCAATATAATTCAAAAGCAACACCTGCTTTTATACCTTCGAATTGGTGATATAAGCCAGGCTTAACTTGCATAAAGTCTCCTGGTTTTAAAATAGTATCAACTACGTCAACATCAATCTCATCTTCTCTTGACCATACACGAACTAATAGTTCTCCAGATTCCACAAAAAATCCATTCCATTTAAATTGATGCTTATGTTTTGAGCATTGAGCCTTTGCTTTAAATTGGATTCTATGAAACTCTAACACCCCATTAGCGTGGAGTAGCTCTGTTTCGCCCCATATTTTACCCGCCTTCATTACTTTCTGGTATTTACCGTAATTTCACTAAAAATCAATTTTTCTATTTTGGGATTAGTGGATACAGAAAACTGTAAATTAGTTTCATCTAGCACATTTACTACAATTTTTTTTGAATATAAATTATCAAATATACGTTTTACTAGTTTTTTATTTTCAGAGTATAGTCTTACGGTATATAATGATGAATTATATACCTTAAAATTACTATTAGCAGAGAAGTACTCAATCCATTTTTTCTTTGTGAGTAAAAGATTTTTCTTTAGTTCTTTAAAATAGTCCTTGTTATTAATAATAAATTCTAGAGTTTTATTTGAGAAATAATCTAGTTCGTAAGCCCCTCTTGTAGCTTCAAGTTGAGTTTTTAATTTTTTGTTACAAGCCAACCACCCCGTCTTTATTGACGGAAATCCAATTTTCGAAAAGCTTGAGGATATAATAAGATTATCGTGTTTTTCTAAAAATGGTAAATAACTTTTATTTTCCCACCCAGTATATACCTCATCTAAAAAAACTAAAACATTGTGCTTCTGACAAAAACAAATTAGATCTTGTAACTCTTCGTTTGAAAAGCAGTTTTCCAAATGTGACATTGGATTTGTCAAAAAAAGTACTTTAATTTTTGGTACTACATCCTTTACTTGCTGTACACTGATATTATATTCTGGTGCTTGTCCCTTAATGGGTATAAAGTTTACATTAAAAACATCAGCATATACTTTAAACATTGCACATGTTGGAACAAATACCCCAACACATTCACCACTTAAATTTAACGATTCAAAAATTGTTTTAATTGAACCTTCAACCCCTCGGGTTAATAATAATTGATCTTCACTGACATTTAAATATTTCCCTAGAAGCTCATACGGTGGAAACATATCTGGGTATTGATGTAGATCTTCAGCTTTAAACGTGTTTATTAACTTATGGTAAATATGATCCGGGTGACAGTCCATTATCATATTCCTATTAAGATATGTATAACCATCTTTAAATTTTTTTCTAACTCTAGGAATGTTCTTAACCATTTATTATTTTATCTCTCCAATATTTTAAAGTAAGATCTGGAATATTAAAGTCAAAATTTATGTAGTTTTCGATCTTTGATCTTAAAAAATCTACCGTTACCTCGTTCCAATCATCTATAAAGAGAATAGGTAGATGTTTAAATTGAGAAAATGCTTCATGGTATTTTACTACTGGTACAGAACGTAAGTAAAGGCATTCCCATATACGGTGACAATCGATTCCGTTACCGGGTGGGGATATAACAAATAGACTTTTTTTAATATTATTCCAATACATTTGTTGTGATGTATTATTATTCATTAATATACCATTTGTATTAGTAATATGATTACATAAAGCGCGCTCACCATGATTGGTGTCTACTTGAAAATTCTTATACACTAAATTTGTTTTTAATGTATCGTTTTCTTTTATACTTTTAATAGCATCCTGGTTGCCGTGTGGCCATTGGCTGTTTGCTATTCCTATAGGTATTGAAAATAATTTTGAATGTGACGTCTCCCTATTTTGGCAAAACCATTTGTTTATGTTCTTATGATTAAGATATTGTAAGTGTTCATTATTTATACTGTGATCTGAGTTATGTGTTACTATAGTAGCATTATCTAGATAGTCTAAAAATTTGTGCATAAAGTCATACACAAAGTGAGTATAAATAAAAATTGTTTTATATTTTTTAATATCTTCAATACTTACATTAGATATTTTATGTATATTCTGCTTAAAGGCTTTATTTTGATCTTCAATAATAGAATTGATTTCTGTATAAAACCCTATTTGACATAATGACTGGAATTGTTCACCTGCTAGCATATCGTTCAAGGTGTTTATTATGTATATGCAGATTGAAAATAGGCACTTGTTTTTTATTCCATACTATATAGGGCTCGTAGCGATCAAAAACAGGTATAAATTCTTTGTTTATATACCTATCAATAAACCTATTAGCACCATCGGGGTGAATTGTATTATCGAGTCCAAAAAACTGCCCATAAGAACTAGGGTCAAACACACCGTTAAATATCGTAAACAAATTATTACCTGGCTCTATAGGGGAAACCGGTAACGAAGTAATGATATCTTTTTCTAATACATTATTTTGTAAGTGGCCTAGCAGTCTCATTTCATGAGGCATGCTTTTAAGCATCTCTTCTAATTTATTTTCCCCTAATACAGCAAGATTTAACAATTCTTTACATACTACTTCTAAAGAATTACTGTTCTTTAGAAACATAAATCCACATACAAGTTCATTTTCTTTATGCGGCGTAAGGCCGATGTTTGGTATATTATCACTTAGCAGAGCAGAAATATCTGCAATATTTTTATAGATTAAGACATCATTATCAAAGTGTACGATGTTAGTTAAGTTGTAGTGCTTAATAAATTCGTTAATGTAAAAAAGTCTCTCGAAAGCAGTGCGCCATAAAGGGTCCTGATGGCCTTTATAGTAGGTTATATTGTCTAATGGTATATGGTATTGATTAATATCAATAATAATAACATCACCACTATTATCTATTTTTAAATCTGTTAATAAAAATATTTTGTAGTTGGTCTGCGTCTTTTTAATTTGATCTACACATACTCTTATATGCTGAGGCAAATTATGTCCTTTATGAAATAAAATAAAATTGGTTTCTTTTGACATTATTACATCACATACTTAGTTGATTCTCCATTAAAATCAAAATATAAATCTACATCATCTTTACCTGGATCTATAGGCCACATTTTAACGTTTGCTGAAAAGGGAAAAATAATTTTTTTATGGTAACCTAAAAAAGCTGCCCACCAAGAAAAAGATGATTGCGATAGTGCTATATTTTCACTATATAATAAGGTCTTAAAATCACTTATAGATCTTTTATTACTATGAAATTCAAACTTGTCTACATATCCTTCTGTGACTAGCTCACACCCCTCGCTAGCTAATTTTTTTACCGTATCACAATTTGAATTATCTGTTACTATTTTAATTTTAGTAAATCCAGAATTATCAATTAGAGATTTATAAAAATCATAACCTAGAAAAGTATCAATTTGCGTATAATCAGTTTCACGTACATGTACCACAAGATAATCTTTGTTAATGGTATCAAGCTCCTTTATAGTAAATACATCTCTTAATAAGTCTCTATATTTTTTATAGTAGCAGCTTTTTTGAAGAAATGAATTAATAATTATTGGACCGTCGTGGTTCATAAGAAGATCCATATCTGCATAATTTTGACCCCACTTTTGGTATGTACTAATTACTTCTCCACTTGCTTTAACCGGTTTATGGTTATTTGGTATACCAAAATTAGGTAATTCGTCATGAATTATTTCCTTGTTTCCTTTTTGAGATAATATATAACCAAACGCATATTGAAACATCCTGTTACCCATCCTACCATCAGGATTATATTGAACTACTATTGTGCTCATTACCAGTAACAGGCATCTTCAACACAATCAACATCCCTAGGCGTTTCATCCTCTTTAGGGGTTGTCCAGTGCTCATTAAAGAATGGGTCAAATTCACTAATAGCTTTCCATCTATTACCAATAACACCAAATAAAATTTGTGTTGCACCGCCTAAATGTATGCCCGACCGGCCTATCTTTTTACATTCCGAAGCAAACAATAATCCAGTGTAGCCTGTTCCAAAAATACCAACGTCAAACTCTTCTTCATTAATAATTTTTATATATTTGTCATATATTTCTTTATAATTACCGTAATTACTATTGTCGGTAATGGTAATAGAGGTAGGATATCTTACAGCCTGTAATTCAAAATTAGGAACTATTTTATTGTTCCATATTTTATCTAATTTAGGAAAATTTTCAGTAAAACTATCAGCAAATGGCGAAAAAACTAGTACTTTTTTACCTTCTAAGCACTCAGTCCAAGGATTTTCAAAAAAATATGGCTCTAAATGTTGCAGCGGCGTGGAATGAGCCTTAGCTTTATTTACGATAAGACTCTTTTCCAGCTGCGGAATAATTCGGCTCCATTCGCATAACATATCCATAGTTGGTAAAGCATCTAAAAACGTTTTTGAAAACCAGTTTAAAGTTTCTATCGTTGTTGGTACAAGCCCGGATACGTTTTCTGCTTCAGCCTTTAAGTCTGGTGGTATCTCAGACTCTGAGAGATATGTAGCTAAAAGTTTAAGCTCTGTTCCTCCAATTTTACCGGCAGCAAAGGGTATATCATTTTTAATATGATGCCTTAAAAAGTTATTACCATCAATCATCTATATATTGTATGCTAGTATTTGTATAACTCCACCTTAAGTTAGGGCCCAAAAGCTCGCTAACTGGAATAGTGCTGTTATTTGCTTGTATTGCCTTCCATCTATCATATAACCCATCATAGCTACCGTAATATTTTTCTTTAAATTTTACATCTTCTTTAAAGTAATACGCGTAGTGGTTAAATCTAGCCGATAAAAGTATACCCGGGCCATTTTTACCATCTAGTTGAGGTGGTTCATGTGTTTTAAAACTCTCACCTTTCCATTTCCATAACCTACGATATGGCTCTCCTGTGCCTTCGCCCCATTCTCCAAATACCTGCTGATTAGGACCTACAAAATAATCGCACAGAAAACAACCCGTTTTACCATTAAATTTACTTAGTTGTGACTCTGCTGTTTGTAACTGCTCTAATGTCCATTGCTCATCGATATCCACTTGCCATAAAAAACACTCTTTAACTGTTTTTTTAATTTCTTTAATAGCAGCATTAACTTGCTCGTCTTTGCTTTTCCATGGCCTGTTATTAGGACGAATTACAATAACATTTTCCTTTTTATTTTTATCTAAAAATTCAGAAGTACCGTCATTTGATATAAAATTATTATGAAATGAATCACTGAGTTTGTTACACCACTCCGTTGAACCGCCTGGATTAGCTACTCCTTCTACTATTACCCATAAATCGAAATTATTACTCATTGTTTCATAATAATTATTATGCAGTAAGTGCCTATGGCCATTTAATATTATTGTAAACGCTACTCTTTTCATACTATTTTCCATTTATTTTTCATTACAGGGAGCTTCATAAAGTAGTTGTCAATTTTTCGGAATAGTATTTTCTTACAATTAAAGCTAAACTGCTCTACCAAGTTTGACATACTACTTTCTACCAGGGCTATAGTGTGTGCATTCTCTAAAATTTTCAACCAGTAAAAAATATTATAATCATCTGTTATATGTATAACTTGACCATCTGATTGATCAAATTTAACATTTAATTCACCTCTAGAATGTCTTAAACATACCACTGCATATTTTTCGTTCTCAACTAACTTGTTATAGAGTTTATCTTCCGCTTCGTGATTCCTGTTAACTGTTATATTCCACTTTTCATCTATGGGTACTTCGAGCTTATCATATTTAAAGACATCAAAAGACTGTACCTTACCATCACCTAACGCTACATATTCATCTGTTGATGTACTGCCCGGAAATGTTGCTGCAATATCTTTAATATTGGTTACATTTAAATCATGTAATTTTCTATAAGATTCTTCAACACACTTATAAACATTATTAGTTACAGGAATAAAATTAACATAGTCAACGACCTCATTGAACATATCAGCGAATTGCTCATATACAGGCCAGTGCACTGTATACCCTTTGTCATGTAAATATTTTGCGGCAGGTAATACTATAATTAAGTCCCCTAATTTACCAGGTTGAATTATACCAAGAGAATTATCCTCCATGTCCTATAAATTTTTTTCTTTTAAAAATAGCAAAACCATTTCTCACATTCATTCGGTGTTCTATTATAGTTTCTAGAATGTCTTGAGGTATATCTTCTTCTTTTTCTATATCCGGATCCAGTCCCCAATCAATGTCTTCTATACATCTTTCATACGCTATACAGTCCCACTCTAAATCTTCTGATAAGATAATAGCTGCTTTATTTGTTTTATAGGATCTAAAAGTATCATCTAAAAAGAACACGTTTGTTCGATTTTTTAAAAGCTCAAATTCAAAATAACCGGTAAATTCACCACCATCAATTAATACAGCATCATATATTGTTTTATCTCTCTCTAAAAATCCATCTGGGTATTTTTTCATTATCTCAACATCATTATTATACCACTGATGCACAGTCTCCTTTTCGACGTCAGGAAAACGTACTAATGGATTAAAGGGAGACTTCCACATTCTCTCAAATCCAAACTCGATTAGCTTATTACAATCTATTGATGATTTATTATAACATTTAACCCATGAATATTCATTTACATTTTTAACAAGATTATTGTATTTTTTCTTATCTATCTCTAAACATGTTAAAGACTTTTCTGGAAAGTCTTTCATTGCGTCTATAAAACATCTAGTCGCACCCGTACCGTCCCAGGATCCTATTTCTAAATTTGTCTTTAGATTTAACTCCTTTACACATTGAATAATGTATGCTCCTAATTTATCATGTGCGTTTATTTCACCCATTTTTATGATCCCGTATCAACTTTATTCCAATCCGGATTTATTTTTAAATATTCACCGATCTTTCTTACATCACTAATTCTTTCGTCTACTAAGTCATGCCACAATTTATCACTAATTTTATTAGCATCAGCTACAGCCATTCTTTCGGCAGTTGTATCTTTTTTACTCTTTCCTAACACCCAGTGTTTGTGTTCAATCATAATGTCCCCCCTATACTTTAGTCTTCCAAATGCAGAGAATGTTTGATGAAGCCATTGATCTACCCAATTAATTACAAATTCTTCTCTCATAAAATAACCTAAAATGTCGACATATTTTCTATGACAAAATAAATTAACAGCTAGTTGTGCGCCATGGCAGTCATCATTACAATGTACAGCTTGAATTTGATCCTTGGGCATATTATTAAATTCTTTTAATAACATTGTATCCCATCCGGGTGTTTTGAATACCATGTCATCGCCTATCATAGATATAATTTCCTCATTAGAGGCTTCAGCCAGCTTATTCCATAATATCCCGAGACCTAAAAATTTACCTTTATTATCAATTTCAATAATACGTAACGACGGGATTCCAGCTGCGACCTTTTTAATAGTTTCCAGTGTTGGATCATCTTTATCAACACCGTAATAAATGTTAACATTTTCTATATTGTCAACAGTGGTTAATATAGAAAATAATAGAGTAAGTCTATTATTCATTCTTTCTCTTGTTGGTACTAAAATCGCGATTTTCATTTTAAAAATTTGTTAAGCATGTCTGTCGACCAGTAAATTGAGCATTATATCCATTTTGTAGTAAATGGGAAATAAGAATTCCCCCTTTACCACCAATACAATTATTATAGTCTAAGATGTCATCCTTTTCATTTATATGATAACCGTTATATCGCGAAAAATCAACATCCGTATCATCAATTAATATTATATTCTTATCATTTAAGTTGTTTTTACATTTGAGGTATGCTTCGTAATGTCTTTCCTTGTATTTGTCAGTGCCTATATCCCAGGCATCTAAGTATAGTAGATCAATCTTACCGGTAAATTCTTGTAAAAATAAAAGACCGTCGCCATTATAAACTGTTGCAGTTTGCTTACATTCTTTATCTGTATAAGTAGTATTACTCTCAATTTCGGTAATAGACGCATTCCCTGTATATGTTATAGGCCAACCATCAGGCGCAACGGTAAATAAAAGATCATTTAACGTATCCGGATCTTCAGACTGATTAATTTGGTTAAAGGTAGTCGGTATGCAGTTGTCTTTTATAATCGATTTATATGCTTCTCTAGAACTGTTTATATTATTATCACATGTATAAAATGTCTTGGATGCCTTTGCAAAGATCGAAGAGCTATATGGCCCGGACCCTATTTCAACTATTACTTCACCTTCTATATCCCGAAAAATATCTAGCGCTTTTTTAATGTATGGTTTCGGCTCATCACGCTTCTGTTGCCATTCTTCATTATGAATAGTTTTAAGTACGTTTGCCTCATATGTTTGTCGAGTTTGAAGATGGTCCACAATGACCTCGCCATCGATCACAACGGCTCCATTTTCAGTCTCATAGCTATGGCTATTATGATGGCTGTGGAATTGCGATTTTGGTTTTTGTCTTATCATAAGTCCCCGCCATGTCTATATGGTAAATCGAATTTAATGCGCTTCTCTTTTGGTACTAATCTCATAACGCCTTGATATTTTATAGGAGCATCACCCCATCGCTTAATATAGATGTTACCAGTTTTATCAATCTCATCAAAAAATTTCATATAAGGACCTGTGCAGAACCATTCACAGTCTTCAATAAAGAAGTGTGTTTGATACATTTTATTATATTGAAGTTTTTGATCAGTTGGTAAAACTTTTTCTGCAAAGTCAAATAGCCCTTCAATAACATAATCCATATCTTCCTCTTCTCCTACATACCCATAGATAGCTTCTTTATCTGCCATAACTTTAAATGGGTCTTGTGTAATTTTATCAGTAATATACGAGTCACAATCTAATCGCATTATATACTTTACATTATTAAAAAATTCATCCTTATAAAGCCCTCCAGAAAATAATCTGCACATATGTCTATATCCCATTGAAAAAAATGCATTTTCATCCCAATGACCTTTAAACTTTTCTGGTATTTTATCTAATATATCTTGACTATAAGCGGGCAGAGAAAAATCTACTTTATGAAAATAATGATTAGTTGGAGCAACTTTTCGAATTCTATCTTTTGTAGATCCAGATAGACCTTCATGGCCAAAAACAACTGGATATGGGTAATCCTTTAAAAAATTATCGTTAAGGCACTTTAAGCTACTCTCTAATCTACGGAGATGTACTTCTTGTTCGTTTACTAAATAAAATATACAGCTATTTGGAATAATCATTTTTAATTTGTTTTAAGGTTTGTAATACTTCTTCTTTGGTTGTATGAGGTGGCATATTGGGATAATGACCGTGCTTTCGTTTATAAATCTCTCTACCACCGTATACATTTTTTTTCCATTGTTCAGAGTCACCAGCAATAGAAGATTTATCAATAGCCTGAGGGGCTTCAGTCATATACTTATGACTGTCATATATATCTGCAAAGTACCAAAATGGAGGGTGCATACCTTCTTTAATTATTCTATACGTATGATCTACATGCTCCCACGCATTATAAAATTCTTCATCTAAATATCCTGTTTTATCTATTACTTCTCTCGTAAAAAAAGAAAACATGGCAACAGTATGTGTAAATAAAGATATTTTTATATCTTTATAATCTATAATTAACCGAGGATTCGGTTCAGAGTGTTGATCTAACTCATGCCTGTTATGAAGATCGAAATTTTGGATAGTCTGCTTTCTATTAAATGGAGACCCAGGACCGTAATTAAAATGATGTATACCAGATGCTTTATGTGCTTGTATATATTTGTCAAAAACAGAGGAATCTAACATGATCATATCATCTTCTAACAAAAACATATAATCACAACCCTTTTCATACAGGTATTTCAAAATTTTATTTTTACCCTTACCTACTCCCTCTCTACCACCTGTTTTTATAACTGGTGCTCTAGGATTAACCACGTCATTATTACCGTCATTTACAACAACTATATGATCGTAGCATTTATGATCTATAGAATCCCTACATTTTGTAAAAAAATCGGGTCGATCACAAGTAATAATACCTACCCCTATACTCTCACTCATAATGTAATTGGTGGAATTCCACCATCCGGTAAACCAAATTTTCTTTGTAGTTCCTTCTGGCGGTCCTCTTCATCTAGTGCAATTTGCTGCTGTCGAACTAATGCCTCTAATTCATTTAGGTTATTAGGGTTTAAGATTGACTCCTCGTCACTAATTAGATCACCTTCTGGCGCAATATATTCTGCAATTAAATCAATTCGTTGCTGCTGATCATTTGGTAAAGGAAGTATACAAGGAGTGTCACCTGCCGGGAAAAATATATCCGCTTCAGGGTTTTGAATATACTGGTTATACAAAGAATTAAAAATATTATCTACCTCTTTAATAAAATTAACATCTGTATCTCTAAATCCATCTTCTTGTATAGCTTGTGCTTCGTCAAAGCGACACAAAAAGATAATATCCAGGTGTCTCATTGACTCTTTCATAAGAGCAATTTGTTTGGTTACAAATTTTTTGGTAAATCCTTTTACACCTTTATCATGGCACCACATTGAATAGGCGATATTATCTAATGGGCACCTATCGTATGCTACTTTATCATCCTTATCATTTAATTGAAGCTGATCAATCATAAAATTAAGAATTTTTTCTTGTGTCTCTGTTGTTGTCTTTGACGAATGCTCTAATTTTTCCTCTGTTATAACGTCTCTATATGTTTTTTTAGGTGTTGTATAATTATTCCAGGTATATATAAAGCTTTTTAGTAGGGTTGTCTTTCCACTATTACCAGTTCCGGAAAATGCAATTCTCATAATATATATAGATCCTAGTTATACCAATGGCAAGAGATATAATTATGTTCTTTACATTGATGCGGTGGATTATTTACAAGCTTTTCACCCAATTCAAGACGAGCTTTTTTCTTCCATTGTGGATCCGGATCCCCTGTGTGATTAAGTTGGGGTTCTGCATTTGGCAAGTGCCTAAGTTTAATGCTATCCGGATGATATATTAACATATAGTTAAAGTATAGTTCATATTCAGAAGCGCCTGATAAAGTAATGTCTTCTTTATTAACACTCTCTAAAAATATTTCATAAAATCTCATTGGTGTGCCATCCGGATGGACTTTACGATAAATACCCGGAGATTTATCGCTTTCAACTAGATCAAACAGCTCTCTTACATATTTTGTCTCAAACATCATATGATGACAAATACCTGACCAGTCAACCCCCCAGGAACCTCTCCTTAGGGAAGTGTGCAACTTGCTCATGTGGTCAAAGTACGGTTCGTGTATATTATGACCATGTGAATATAAACATATATTATCATCGGTAATAAATGAAGTAGGTTTTATAAAGTATGTATCACTATCGATAACCAAATATCTATCCAGAATCCCGGGAATTACAATACCTGCATAAAGTTTTAGTAGTTGCTGTAAATACCAGCCATTACGCTCTAATTTACCATGGTATTGCTCTACTGTTTGTTTAGAGAATGGAAAATCACTTTCCTTTACCGTAATACAACCCTCTACTTCAAAAGTCGGATCATATGGAATAAGGTAAATATTACGATATCCAATAATATTTTTTTTGGTGCATTTAATTTGATTATGTACATAATCAACATCATTTGGACCTACTGCAATAACTATATCGAATTGTCTCATTTTAAACTTTTAGTGCCATATCCCAAATTAATAGATGCAATCTAGGTGAAAACTTCACATTCATAGCTTTAGCATACTCTGCTACTGCAACTGCCTTCTCTACATGCTCTTTCCTGCTACCACAACATGGCATAAACCAAATACGATCTAAAGGTACATTAATACCCTTATCATCTTCGACATATTTGCGCCAAATTTCCTCTATGTCTTCAGATGTAGCAATAACAAACTTAAATCCGGATCCATTATCAGCATGCCACTTTAGTACTTCAGGTTTATAAGATCTTTCCTCTGGATCTCCATTAGTAGTTAATTTTGGTGATGTGGTAAATGTAGCTCTATATTCTTCTTTCCACCTCTTATCCGGCATTAATGTAGCATTAGTTTCAAAATCAATTCGTGGAAAAAATGAATACTTATCGATAAATGCTTCTATAAATTTTAGTAATTGTTTTTGTTGAATTAGTGGCTCGCCACCTGTTATTTTTAGAATTGCATTAGCTTTAAGTTTTTCAATAAATTTGTTTTCTTTCATGAATTCAAATATTTCGTTAAAAGTCATTTTGTTTTTAACAGACCAAGAAATATATGAATCACAGCCATAAGGCGAATCTTCTGAAGCAAACCCTTGACATGTTAGGTTACACATAGACAATCTAAAAAACACAGAAGGTTCGCCTACATATTCACCTTCACCTTCTAGTGTATAAAATGCCTTATCATCAGATACTATTAAAGTTTCTTTATTGCAATCCATTAACATATTATAGCTGATAACGGTAGTTTTCAACTAAATAATAATACATGAGTACTAAAACGGCCCGAAGGCGTCGGGAGGTTACTGTAGCTAACCTCGATGAATCATTACAGGATAATTGGCTTCTAGACTTTCATATTAAAAAGCCTTTTTATTTTAACCCTAAACATAAAGAGTTTTATCGATGTATAAAACATAAAGATACAAAGATAGCTTTTGTTGATGGTCCTGCAGGAAGCATGAAAACATATATAGCTGTATATGCTGGACTAGAGCTCTTAAAGGATGAACAATATGATAGACTAGTCTACATAAGATCTATAGTGGAATCTGCAGAGAAAAGTTTAGGATCCCTACCCGGTGAGGTAGATGATAAATTTTCTCCTTATGCTATACCACTACTTGAAAAGGTTACTGAAATTACTAATCAAGGTACTACAATGATGCTTAAACATAAGGGTATGATTGATGCAATACCTGTTAACTTTGTAAGGGGATTAACCTTTAACAAAACTCTAGTAATAGTTGATGAGGCTCAAAATTTATCATCTGGTGAATTAACAACAATACTAACTAGATTTGGTAGAGATTCTAAATATGTTGTATGTGGTGACTGTAACCAAGTTGATATTAAGTTATCAGGCTACAGAAATATCTT